TCACCATGCCTCCCATGCTTCTCTCGTTACAAGATAATAGTAATATCCAAACTGGTCTTTCTTGAGCGGGTCAATATGATTCTGCGGCTTCTTCATAAAGTACGCTTCAAATTGCTGCCTTGATTTATCCATCACTCCACCTTTTTAAATTCAATCACCCATACCCATTCGTTATTATTCCAGCTATCTTCTCCATATATATCCATCCATATTTGAGCAAACCATGAACGCGAAAAATCAGGGAAGCCATGTTCACGAGATACAATATCAATAGTTGGGTGGCTTGGTGGTGCTCCTTCTTTCATCGCGTCCTGCTGTGATATTTCCTGAATTTGCTGTAACCAAACATCAGTAATTTCGATTTTTCCTTTGATATTACCGTCTTTATCCGCAGCGTTAATGATGTCGCCAATTGCACCATACGGAAAAAATTCAAGATGATATCTTTCAAATGGCTCATCAGCGTTATAACCAAGAGGGAAGCACTCACCAGCTTCTGAAGCAATATCGAACAGGCGAAGAGTTTCCTTATCAATCGGTCTGCGTGTCTGAGTTTTTCTGCCGTCAATGACAGCTGCTAACATTGCATCGTTGAACTTAATTCTGTCTTTCATAATTACCTCTATTGATATGTTTTGAGCAAAATATGTAATCTGTAAAGCTATGTTTTAAAAGATTTATTTATTTAATTGTTGGTGGTATGATCGATTTTCAACCGTTAACGAGGAAGGAACATGAGCACTAAAATCTATTTATCCAATGTTGTTGATAAAAGTAATTATGATATAAAGCGCCGGCAACTATTTAAAGTTACTGAAATAGAGAATGGGATTTCATTTCCATTTCATGGAAATAGTTCTTTATTTAACATGCTAAATAAAGGGGATATTATTGAAGTGTTTTCTCCTTCTGAACCAGCTAGAAAGGCGACTGTGAGCAATATAAGAATGAATGACATTTACTTTAAGTTTTCTTAAAGATACAAGCCAAGGATAGGCTTCTTTTAATTCACACTTATTTGTTTTAATGCCTCACGAACTGCATTTAAGCGCGATTCCATTCTTAGATATTTAGGGTTGGGAATAGAAGGCCAATCGTTATACCAAGCATCATCGCCAAACAAAATAAGCAACTTACTTCCTATATAGCAATTGCAACAATCACTCTTAACATCATCGGATGATTCAATTAAGTCCCAATACTCCCTTGCTTCGTATTGGTCTATTTCATCATCTTTGCGCAGTTCGATAACTTGCTTTTTAGCATATTCAGCATTTGCATCGTTATCATCATCTATCTCAGAGTTTAAATTAGAATCTAGCTTACCTATCCAGTAGTGGTTATTAATCCTATGAATAAACTCAACTAGTGAGCTGCCCATAGAGCCCCAAAAACAAGACCATGAATCGCCACTTTCGCTAATAGTAACTCTGCCATTTTTGTTATCACCGTAATCTTCAAGGTAAACATGAATGGGGTCGTGACGCTCTATGCCTGTTATCACCAGTTTAGTCACTTGAGATTGTTCTATTTTCATATTCATTCCTCTTCATTGCATCCATTTAATCGATATGATTAAAATAATTCATCATTGTTTTTAATTTATGACCTATAGTTAATTTGAACTTTCTAATTATTTTTGTAGTCCTCGCCGATTCTCCCTGTGTCGGCATTTTTTTATCTACTTCCTTGCTAAATTCCATGGCTTAACTATTCTTAAATTGCTTACACAGATAAATTATAAGTTTCATTCCTGCACGTCCCCTTGCCGTCAGCTCCGTGGCGGCTTTTTTATTCATTGCATCCCTGCGAGTTAATGGCGATTCTTTAATCCGTAGTAATAGCCTCGCCTTAACCATCTCTCTATTTTCTTTACCACCCCGTGTTTAGCTCTAATTTCGTCAGGAATGCATGATGTATACTCTATTAAATTCAATTGCTTTCTTTTCGTGCCACAATTAATTCCAGCTTTAATGTATTCACTGCGATATTTTTTTAGCCATTCGTCTGAATTGCAGTTGGGACAAGGCCTGCTTTCATCTGAATAATCGTAATAGTCACTATGATTGTCGATATATAAGCGACCTCCGACGCATTTACCTGTCCTATGGCTTCCATAGTTGCACGAGTGTTGAGTTTTGTTTTTCATATCTATCTCCTGTTTGCATCCTTGCAAATATATCCTTTTGTTAAATCACATAGGGAAGGGGGACTAGAACGGGATGTCGTCATCAAAGTCCATCGGCGGCTCATTCTGCGGAGCTGGTTGTTGTGTCTGCTGAGGTTGCCCCCATCCACCTTGTTGTTGCGTGGATTGTGACTGTGGCTTCTTGTCTAGAAACTTCACGATGCCATCCATGCCCACAGTGACCTCAGTCGAATATCTATCTTGTCCTGACTGGTCTTGCCATTTTCTAGTTCTGAATTTCCCTTTCACAAAAACTAGCGAGCCTTTTTTAAGATATTCACCAACGTTCTCGGCTAGTTTTCCGAACACAACAACACGTATCCATTCAGTTTTTTCTTTTTGCTCGCCTGTTTTTTTGTCTTTCCAACGCTCGGAGCATCCGATGGACATAGTTGCGATAGCATCGCCGCTAGGTTGGTATCGAATTTCAGGATCATTACCAAGATGACCAATAATATTTACTTCGTTTAACATGGCTTACCCCACTGATTGCCAAATTGAATGCCTAATTTATTTAAACCCTGATCCATTACTTCAATGAACTCGGGCACTAATTCGTCGAATTCTTTCATCATGTTTTCGTCACGCTCGACAGGGAAATATGCTATTTCTTTTCCTGCTGGCATTCGTGGGTCAAAATTTGCAAAGTGCCAGATATCCTTACCTGTAACCCACATGGAATATTGAACTTGAGCCACATATTCCTTTTTCATTGCATCAATTCCGTTCAATGCCAAGTCGATAAATACGTCCGTGTTATTCGGGCATTTAAGCTCTAATCCTGAGCCATCACTGCAAATGCCATCTGGTGAGCAAGCTATCCGTAGTTGCTCGTCTTTGAATATTATTGGCACTTCCTTTGCTGTTAATCCGGTGTAAAACTCGAATGTCATCCTTGCTTCTAATTCGTAGTTTTTGCCCCATTCCAGCGTCCTTGCTGATAATTCCTTGTAAACTCCCGTGCAAACTTCACCAATAAGGGTGTTTAAATATGTTTTCTTTGTGTCTGACCATTTAGTGCCAGACCTTGGTTTAGAGATGACTTTCCATGCCTCAGAGGCAGTCACAACACCTAACCTGATTGACAACCACTCTTCGCTTCCTTGCTCTACTTTGGTTAAATCGATGCCTGTTTTGCTTAGAATGATGTCATTGCTAATCATTTTCCTTCTGCCTTTTTCCTTAGCATGTCGATGATTACGTTCGCTTCAAACACAGTTATTTGTTCAGGGTGGGTAATTGGACGATTGAATTTCTTGCTGATGAATTCCATAAACGTATCGCTCCATTCGCCATCTACTTTCACCATCAATGCGGTGATATCGTCCATCTGTTGCTCACTAGCTGGCGTTACATCACGAGGCTGTGATTGTTCGCTTTTAAAATCGATACCTTCGCCAGCTTCGGTGTTAACGTAGTCAATTGCTTGGTCTAGTCGCTCTCTGCGAGGCCAGTATTTAGCAGCTTGTTTAACAACAGTTTTCAGAATCATTTGTTCTTCATCTGTAACCCAAGGGCATTTTGCCTTTTTGGATATCCAAGCTTTCCAAGCGGATGACCTATCACGAATTGCATAGATGTCTGCAATAGCCATTGTGTGAGTTAAGTAGTCGCCATCTTCTGTTTTGACTACCGTGTATGCGCCGACTATTTCCCCTCTTTGCTCTTGTGTGGCAAAGGCGTTGTATTCATGGCGAGGTGCGGTATCTATTGAGGTGAGCTGAAAGTTGTCATTCTGGCGTACAATACTTGATTGACACCACTTAATAGCGCCTGACTGCTGCGCTATATGCATTAACCCCATGTAGCTAATATCTAGGCATACTTTCTTATCACGAGGAACTAAGTAAGCTAGTTTTTGCGCTGGATTTAAGCTAATGCCAATCGCCGCAATGTTCATTACAGCACTTCGAACTGAAACAACGTTATTCACCGCGACATTAGCGAGAAAGTCATTATTAGCAAATATCTGCATAGCAAATTCAGACTCCCTTTTAAATGCTATGCTGGGTTCACTGCATACCTGCTCAAACTCCGCTTTAAGCGGGTTAATAATTTCATATACCTTTTGAACTGCTGTGCTCACAATAGCCTCCTTTCGCTTTTTGCCGCCTCAAAAAAAGCATTCCATGCTTCATCTGATTCTTGAGTTGTCATTTTCCGTATGACCGATGAGGGAAGGGAATCATAAAACCGCTGAGCCATTTCATTAGTTAGCTCATCATCCTGATTTGCTAAATGTTCTTGATTGGCTCTTGCATCGTAATATTCATACTCTGAAATTCTCATGCTGCGTCCTTAATGAATAATATCCAGTGGGTTTTGTCGTTCTTTCCGACACGCTGAACTATCGTTGGTTTATAGTCAGTAAGGGCTAATACTTGCTTTGTAGGAATTTGAGTTTCGTTCCACTTGAAAGCCAATGTTCCGTTTGGCCGCAGTACTCGAAATGCTTCACTAAATCCTTTCGCTAAATCCTCTTTCCAAGATTCTTTATTTAATTTCCCGTATTTTTTAAACATCCAGCTGTTATTTCCAATGTTCACTAAATGAGGTGGGTCGAATACAACTTGGTGGAATGAGTTATCAGGGAAGGGTAGGTTTTTAAAATCAGCGATAATATCTGGTGTTATATTTAGCTTCCTGCCATCACATAGAATGTGTTTTTCCACCCTTATATCACTGTAAATTGCCCTGTTGTCTTGCTTATCAAACCAAAACATGCGACTGCCGCAGCACATATCCAGAATAGGGCGCATGGCTATCTCCTTACGTGAATGCGTACGTTCCACGAGCATTAACTTGATGTAAGATGCGATTTGTCTTTTCGCATTGCTGTTTAAATTTCCAATCAGCAAAAAGTGATTCGACTTGTTGCTCAGTCATTTCAGACTCGCGTAGTAGGGTGAATATCTGCTGTTTTGCGTGTTTCTGCTTTGCGTTCATGCTGTAGTACTCCGTATGCTGTTTTTAATGTTTCGTTTGCTTCGCTCCATCCGTTCTCATCCTTGAGATAAAGAGCGCGCCATGCTTGTTGTTGAGCTATGCAAAGTTTGTGTTTATCAATATTCATGCTTACCTCTGGATGAGCGAAATCCTCACGTATCTTGCGATAGCGATTGTTATTGAAAGTGTTCTGGTGTTGGTGCGGTGGGTTACTTAGATACTGCGTTATTCCAGCGTTTGATTAACTCTCTTGGGTCGTTGTAGGTTGGAGATCCATTCCAAGCACAGCACTTTAGGTTGAATGTATTTAAACCCCGTGGACTAGGTAAAACAAAAGGGCTGTACGCATGTAGTAATGGAGTTTTTTGACAAAATGGACACTTAGATATGTCATCACATCCTGTGAAATCTATCTCGGGTTTTGTTTTGTCATCCTCCATCCACTCAAGACCTTCCGGAACATGCAGTTTATATCCATCCCAATAATCAAACTCTGGTGATAGGACTGATTGATGGCCTGCTCCTCTAGTTCGCATCCGCTTTCTTGCAATTACCTTTTCGCCATCGACGGTTTTGCTGTCCATTCGCCAGAGATAAACACCTTCTTTTTCTGGCTTTTGTTCTGAGTATTTAATCCACTGACTCATAATTAATCCCTTGCGTGTTAGTAATTCATTGTCATGTGGGGGATTTGGTTACTTGCGACTAGTTTAATAAATTCAGTCGCTAATTTTTCATCAAATCCGTTTCTGACTAATGCTTGTAATGTTTCTTGGTTATACTTGCGGCGATGTTCTTTGTCCTCTTGACGTTTTGCATCTTCCTGACGCTTGCGCTCTTCTTCCGCTAATCGCGCTTGTTCAGCTTCAAGAGCTTTCTTGCGCTCAGCTTCGATAGCTAACTGCTTATCAAGCTCGGCTCGCTCCTGAGCTTCTTTAGCTTCTTGCTCTGCACGTTGAATAGCTTCCTGCTTTTCACGCTCAGCACGCTCTTGTGCTTCTTTTGCATCGCGTTCGCGCTGTACTGCTGCTTCGATTTCTTGCTGTGCTTTTTGTTCGGCAGCTAATCTTGCTTGCTCTGCCGCTTGTTTCTTTAGCTCTTCTTCGTGAGCAATACGCTGGCGTTCTGCTTCGGCTTTAGCTTCTGCTAAATCTCGGTCGAATTTCTCATTCATGAGCAGGGCGATTTCATGGTCTGACTCGATGCGTTCAGCAAGTGCCTTATCAAATGCGGCATTCATTTCTAGCGCTTCTTCGTGCCAGGCTAACATTTGCTTTTCTGCTTTTATTCTATCTTGCTCAGCCTCCCACTCGGTAAGTGGCTGTCGAACTTTATCGCGCAATGTATCGAAACGCTCTCGCACAGTTCGGCGATTGGCGTCGATTAGCTTTGGTATTTCTTTTAACTCTGCCACCAAGTCTTTACCGAGCCCATCAAGGTAAGTTTTCGATTGAGCGACTTTGTAAGCCAGTGAAGCAATTTCCTTGCGACCTTTGGCAGTGCTAACATCTGGAATAAAAGAGTTAACTTCTTGCTCTACTTTACGAATGATATCTTCGACGCTATCCGATGACTTAAATACTTCAAGCGCCGTCGACTTCTCAATTACGACTAATTCATTTGCCATTTCCTATGTTCCTTATGTGCGTATTCCTCACTATTAATAGCGATATGAAATGTGTTGCGGTGGGTTACTGCTGACCGAGGGCTTTTGCGATAACAGCGTCAGTGATATCTAAATTGTCGCCACTGTCCTGTTTGTAGCTTGCAACTATGTTTCGTAGTCGAATGAGCTCACTTAATAACTCTGGCGCTGCTGCGATTAGGTTTGCGTTGGCTTCATGTTCATCCTCGTAAACATCATTTGGAAGCCCATGATGGGAATAATTAACTAAGGCAACATGTTTACTTTCAGAATTAATGCCGGTCATACTCCATTCATCAATCACCCACGGCCCTGGCGTTCCTTTAAATTCCATATCACCCCCTAGCCTTTAATATTGCATATGCTTCATTAAAAACATCTTTATCTACCCACAAAACCAAAGCTTCTTCATCTAAATCAGCATCAGTAACAAAAGAGACTGTCGTGTTATCAGTGCTTTCTTTTATAGCAGTTATAGTCTTTGATAAAAGCTGGAAAGATATATTTTCACTTCCGATTTCATTAATTAAGTCAGATATAGAAATCATTTATTACTCCTAGCCTTTAACATTGCATCTGCCATGCGGTAGTAGAAATTAGCTCTATTTACTAGTGACTCTTCTGAAGAGTCATTTGCAAAGTGACCTAGACTTACACTCTGAGAAGCTAAATCACCCTGCATAGCCTTAGCAGCTAGATAATCACGTAAATTCATGCCTTCCTGCGCTATAAACTGCATATCTGGATGTCCACTTGCAGGAAAAGCCGCTCCACCTGTTTTATCTGTCATACTCCCTCCGTTATTAACTAAACATCATCATCATCTAACGATGCGAATTTGATGATTGTTTTTATTGTTTCATCAAATTGATGGATTCCACTACTTTCAGAAAGCCAGTCTTGCGTACCTTCGACTAACTCACCTAACTCAATCGAGTTACAGTCATACAAGCCGAGTACATTGCATAAAGCTCTGGACACAATATCGTGCAAGTGACCTTTGATGATTAAAGTTGGGTTGCCATACATAGCTCCAGCTCGTAAAAAGTGGTCAGCGTGTTTTTGGTGGGTTTTCGCTGCCGATAAAATCGCAGTATTTTCATTGATGCAATTTAGTGCGAGTAAAAGTAGCTGATTGTTGTTCAT